CCGAACTCGTAAGTGGCACAACCATTACGGGCGCGACGATCAGCGGAGGCACTCTCTCGGCTCCTACGATTACCGGCGCAACTCTGACGACAGCTACTGTCTCAGGCACGTTCACGTCAACGGCTACGACGGACGCTGTTGTTGCCAACGCAACGGCAGGTCTGTATTTCCTGACCACGGCCATTACCGCCAACACGACGACGACAAGCGCGCCGAAAGGTTCGATTGCGACGACGACGAACGCTACCGGCACTGGCAAGCTGTTTGTGTCAGACGGCACAAAATGGCAATTTGCAGTAGTCGCCTAGTTTAACGAGCGGCCTACGGGCCGCTCTTTTCCTTAGAAAGCTACAGATGGCTGTTATTTACTTGAGACATCCCGACCACGGGGTTAAAGTGGCTTGTATGGATTTAGAAGCCGACGCCGACGAAGAGAACGGCTGGGAGAGGTTCGACCCAGATGACGACATACAGTTGCTACGATCAGATAGTGGGCGCGTTGAGGCTCCTAGGAGTGTTAGCCGAAGGCGAAACGCCCTCGTCAGAGACAGCGAATGACGCACTATTTGCTCTTCAACAGATGATCGACAGTTGGGACACCGAACGGCTTTCGGTGTTCTCAACGCAGGATCAGGTGTTTAACTGGCCGTCAGGTGAAAGAAACCGCACGTTAGGGCCGACCGGCGATTTTGTGGGTGAGCGTCCTGTGTTGCTGGACGACGCGACTTACTTCCGCGATCCACAGACTAACGTTTCTTACGGCATTAAATTTATTAATCAGCAACAGTATGACGGCATTGCGGTTAAGACCGTAACGTCTACTTACCCACAGGTCATATTCACCAATATGACCTACCCAAACATTGATATGGTCATCTATCCAGTGCCGCTGCGCTTGCTGGAATGGCATTTCATTTCGGTAGATAAGCTCACGCAGCCTGCGACACTGGCGACGACAATCCTTTTCCCGCCAGGGTATCTGCGGGCGTTTCGGTATAATCTGGCTTGCGAATTGGCTCCTGAGTTTGGCGTCGAGCCATCAAATCAGGTGCAGCGAATTGCTATGTATAGCAAGCGCAACTTGAAGCGCATCAATAACCCTGACGACATCATGGCGCTGCCTTACAGCATCGTCGGCACACGTCAGCGCTATAACATTTTTGCGGGCAATTACTGATGGTCGCTACGCCTATCCTTGGCTCTAGCTATGTTACGCGCAGCCCTAATGCTGCCGATAACCGCATGGTTAACTTGTTTCCTGAAGTTGTGCCGGAAGGTGGTAAGCAGGCGGCATGGCTCCAACGCGCGCCGGGTTTACGTTTTCTTCAAACACTTGGTGCAGGGCCAGTTCGCGGGCTTTGGACGTTTACAAGCGACACGATAGATCCAGCCCCAGGCGAATCAGCGACAACTGCGTATGGCTATGCGGTATCGGCAACGACGCTATATCGTATTGATTCTGACTGGAACTTTACGGCGCTTGGCGCAATTGCTGGATCTGACAACGTTAATATGACCGACAACGGGCGGCAGATGTTTATTGCCGCAGGTGCGAACGGTTACATTTATAATAGCACGTATAAAGAAATCGCGTTTAATACAACGAACTCAAGCACGGCGGTTACGACGGGCGATACAACGTATCTTTACCCTGGTCAGCCTGTGTCAGGCACAGGTATCCCGACCGGCGCAACAGTCGCTAGTATTACAAGCTCTACGGCGTTTGTGTTATCCGCCGCAGCGACCGCTACGAATACAGGCGTTACGCTGACGTTCAGCCCTTTCATAACACAACTTACGTCGCCTTTTGCAGGGGCTGTCGGTTGTGGTTTTCTTGACGGTTGGTTTGTATTTAACCAGCCAGACAGCCAAATTTTCTGGGTTATGGATTCTACTGGCACGACCATTGACCCGCTTTACTTTGCTAGCGCTGAAGGCTCACCTGACAATCTTGTTACGCTGATCGTTGACCACCGCGAAATCTGGTTGTTTGGTCAGAACTCCGTTGAGGTCTGGTATGACGCCGGACTGCCTGACTTTCCTATGGCGCGTATCCAAGGCGCGTTTAACGAGATCGGTTGTCTTGCTGCTTACTCAGTCGCCAAGCTCGATAACGGACTGTTCTGGCTCGGCGCGGACGCTCGCGGTAATGGTATTGTCTACCGTTCAAAAGGCTACTCAGGCGAGCGTGTTTCGACCCATGCAGTCGAGTGGCAGATCCAGCAATACGCGACGTTATCTGACGCTGTGGGCTATACATATCAACAAGACGGTCATAGTTTTTACGTTCTGAACTTCCCCAACGCTAACACGACATGGGTTTACGACGTGGCGACCGGCGCATGGCATGAACGCGCTGGTTGGGAGAATAACGACTTTACCCGCACACGCGGTAATTGTCAGATGAACTTTAACAATGAGATCGTCATCGGCGACTACCGCACGGGCGAGATTTTCGCTTACGATCCGACAGTTTACTCAGAGGCTGGCACAACGCAGAAATGGCTGCGGTCGTGGCGCGCTCTGCCTACAGGTCAGAATGATTTAAACCGCTCAACGCAGCATAGTCTTCAGTTAGATTGTCAAGCAGGTGTCGGTCTTCCAGGCTACAGCCAAGAGGATGTCAATGCTATTATTTACATTTATGATCGCGCTGGGGATTACATTCTTGACCGCGCTGGGTCTGCTTTAAAGATCCGCGACTATGCTCAATACACTATAACCATTGGCGCAGACCCGCAGGTTATGCTGCGCTGGTCGGATGATGGCGGTCATACATGGTCTAATGAGCACTGGAAATCTATGGGCAAGATAGGTCAGACTGGCTATCGCACGATCTGGCGGCGGCTTGGCATGACAATGAAACTCCGCGATAGAGTGTATGAGGTATCGGGCACTGATCCTGTTCAGATCGCCATTATGGGCGCTGAACTGCACGTAAGTCCGACCAATGCCTAGTCAATTCTATAACGATACTCAGATCCCAGCGGCACGCGTTCAGATGAACGACCCCGTAACTGAGTATGTTAACCGCCCATGGTATCGGTTTTTTTATAACCTGTTTATTCTTCTCGGCAGCGGATCGCTGCGCTACGGCACTTTTTTCGACACGACCGATCAAACGGCGGCGGCTATTAACACTGGCTATCCAATAACTTTTAATAGCACTGACTTATCAGAAGGCGTTTACTTAGGCACACCTACGTCGCGCATTTACGTGAACAGACCCGGAGCGTATAACTTTCAGTTCTCGCTTCAGCTTGTTAGCAGCAACGCCAGCGAAAATTTAGTTTATATATGGGCGCGAATAAACGGCACCGATGTCGCTGATTCGGCCACAAAAATTACACTAAAAGGTTCTGGCGAAGCCGCTGTCGCCGCGTGGAATTTCGTGCTAAGAATGGACACGAATGACTATTTTGAGCTGGTATGGGCGACTGACGACGTAGACGTAGAAATACACGCTGACGCGGCTACAGCTTTTTGTCCTGCTATTCCTTCGGTTATTATGACCGTAACTTGTAATATAGGTGAATAATGGCCGTCGTAACGCCCACCGCAAAAGCCCAATTTATTGACGCCGCTGGCATACCGCTGGCAGGCGGATTTCTTTATACTTATGAAGCTGGCACGACCACGCCGCAAGCGACTTATACGGACTCAACCGCAGCGACGGCTAATAGCAACCCGATTGTATTGGACTCTCGCGGCGAGGCTAATATCTGGCTGTCGTCAGCCAACTATAAGTTCAAGCTGACTGACGCTGACGGCACTGAGATCTGGACGGTTGATAACATCGCCGCGCCTTCGACGGCTCTGTCGCCGGTCTTTTCTAGTAACGTCACCATCTCGGCTAATACCTCCGGCCCCGCGCTTCTCGTCACGCAAACGGGCGCAGGCGCGGCTATCAGAGTTCAGGACTCAGCCGATCCTGACGCATCACCATTCGTCGTTGACACGACAGGTCAGGTAGGTATCGGCACCGCAACGCCAGCTAACGCTATTGACGTGGCGGGCGGCGCTATTCAGATTTCGACATCCGGCGGCACAGCTCGCACGGTTATGTCAGCGGATTCAACGGATTCTATATTTTCTGTCAACGACGACCGTAACTTCACGGTTAAGACTAACGCGGCGACACGTCTGACAGTTAATAGTTCAACGGCGACATCTACAGTTCCTGTCGTTCTTCCGTCAGACCCGACAACAGCGCTTCAAGCAGCGACTAAACAATATGTTGATACTGTAGGCACTACATCAACGCCAGCGGGTTCACTTATAGCGTTTGCAGGCACTTCAGTTCCTACGGGTTGGCTGGCCTGTCAAGGTCAAGCCGTATCGCAGACCACATACGCAACGCTTTACGCTGCGATAGGCGCAACTTGGAATACAGGCGGCGAAGGCGCGGGCAACTTCAGATTGCCAGATCTTCGCGGTATGTTTTTACGCGGCACGGGCACCAATGCGACTGGATCTTCTAGTGGTGCAGTTGGCCCGTCAGTTGGCGCTTACGCGGCAGACACGTATTTAAACCATAGCCACGCCGTGACCGATCCTGGTCATGCTCACAATATAACATTATCGGGATTTAATGGTGGTTCTTCTGGCGTATTTAATCAACCTATTACCCCAGGTGCGGCAGGCGTAAACACTAGTTCGGCTACCACTGGTTTGACCGTCAACACATCTACGACCGGCGGCACAGAAACAAAGCCAAAGAACTATGGCGTGCTATACATCATCAAGACCTAGTATTATAGTGAGGCATTATGGATCCGTTCACACTAGCCCTTTTAGGAAGCACCGCAGCAAGCGCGCTCAGTAGTGGGGCGGGCTATGCGGCTTCACAACGTGCGGCTGGCACACAGGCCCAGGCCGCTCAACAGGGCGGCATGTTGGGTTATCTCGCTCAACAGCAAGCGCTTGAGCAAGCGCGCCAGATGGCTGAGAAAGGCGCTGCGGCAGGCGCTGAGTATTACGGAAAAGGCCGCGCGGATCTTTTAGAGCAAGGTCGTCAAGGCGCTGAAACAGCGCGCGAGTTCTACGGCAAAGGCGTCGGATTCCAAGAACCCTACATGCAGGGTGGCGCAGGGGCTTTTAATCAGCTCGCAGCGCTTTACGGCCCTGGCGGCGCGTATACGCAACAGCCTACCTATGAACAGATTCAATTAGACCCCGCGTATGAATTTCTTAAGCAGCAAGGTCAACAGGCCACGACTAATGCCGCAAGAGCTGGCGGGTTAGCTGGTTCGGGTAGCGCGCTAAAAGCAGCCGAACGTTTTGGTCAAGGTTTAGCCAGCCAAGAATACAGCAACGCTTACAATCGTTTTATGGCTAACCGTTTAGCTGTTACCCAAGGATTGCAAAATATTGCTGGCACTGGCGCTAACGCCGCTCAAATATCGTCGCAGCTTGCAGGCACGACAGGTGGTCAATTGTCGGGCAATCAATTTAATCTTGGGTCTAACCTTGGCACAATGGCGTCTAATGCTGGCGGCACAGTTGCGGGCGCTTACACAGGCATCGCACCAACAATAGCTAGTCTTGCCTCTGCTAATCCATATGGGCAGGGTGTTGAGAACGCAGCCGCTGCCCGCGCTTCAGGTTACATGGGCGGCGCATCCGCGCTGCAAGGCGCGCTTCAAACGCCAGTTAATGCTATGATGGCTTACGGTATGGCGGATAGATTTGCGCCGCAGGGGGCTACAGGATCCTACCAGTTTGGCGGTCAAAATGTTCCTTACTTTGGTAGGCCATCAATTTACGGGTGAGTTAAATGCCAGTTGACTACACAATTGCAGCCCGCAACGCGCAATTAAACAACACGCCTACTGATTTCACGAACATGCTGGCGCAATACCAGATGATGGGATCGCGCGCTCAACAAAATGAGCTGGCGCAACTTCAGATGCAGAAACTCCAACAGGAGCAAATGCAACAAAATTCTTTTCTTAATACTTTACGTAATTTGGATATTAGTTCACCTGAAGCCGTTAATGTATTAGCGCGCGGCGGTAATTTATCTGAAGCGTTGCAAGTTCAACAAGCGCAACGTCAAGCCGCAACATTGCAAGCGCAAGAAGCCGCTCAACGTGCGACCGCTGAATATCATCGAGGAGTGCTTGGGATAGCTCAAGCTAAACTTCCTTTTGAGCAAGAAAAACTTAGGCTTGAAGGAGTTAAAGAAGAACGTCTTGGCGAATCCGCGCAAGCTACAAGAGAGAAAACACAATTAGAAAAAGATGCAGAATTATTTAAGTCCGCCGAAAACACAGCGGCTAAAATTGTTATGGCTGGCGGTAAAGGATATGAGTCCTTTTACAAAAAATTACCCCCACAACTACAGTCAATTTTAGATCCTAATTACAACGAAGACGCGTTGACAAACTTTACAACGCAGATGTCCACAATTCAGGATCAGATCAAACGCCGCGATGAGTTTGAGCTAATAGACAGAATCAATCCGCAGACAGGGCTTAAGGAAAAAGTCGCTGTTCCTAAATACGCGCCTGAAAAAGGCGGTAAAGCTGTCGCTGGAACTGAAAGCGCCATTCAAGAAAAATACGGGTTTATGCCTGGGCCTGAAGGAAGCGCTACAGTTATCCGCACTAATCCTGTGGCTGGGACGGCTGAATCTTTACCGCTTACTAGCGGCATACCTGCACCGCGTGTTCAAGTCCCGCCAGAGGGTAAACTTACGCCGCGCGTTGATATGACTGCGCCTCCTGGCGCGCCGGCTAATGTCGCAGAACCGCTGCCAGGAACGCCTGAATTTAATAACCGTCGCTTTGGCCGCGAGGCATTAGAAGCTATTGGTTTTGACCCTAAGACAGGTGAAGACCGCGTTTCTAAACTCATTAAGAAGTCTACAAGCGGTGGGCTAGAATCAGTAGGCGCTGGCATTAGCGGGTTCTTTGGCCGTGCTACAGAAGGCGCTAAGAAAATAGGCCAGATCAAACCTATCATCAATAATCTTATCTTGGATAAGATGAACGGTAAACTTGGCGCTGGCATATCGAACGAAGACCGCGAGTTCTTTAAATCCACGTTAGGTAATCTAGACGATCCGTCTATCCCCGCCGAAGTACGTCTTGCGTCTTGGGGCGAGGCTAAACGCCGTCTTGCTAAATATGCTGGCGGTATGCCATCTCCTGCCGATAATCGTCCATCTCTTAACGAGATCTTTAAATAATGGCTAACTTTTCCGCCAAGATCCAGACAGCGCGCGATGCCGGATACTCTGATGAAGAGATCAAACGGTTTCTTATGTCTACGCCTGAAGCGGAGAAAGCTAAAGAAGCAGGATATACAGACGTAGAGATCGCGTCGCATTTTGGGCTGGCGTTACCTGAAGAAGCTGAACCAACTTCGGCGTATGATTTTAGAAGCCCTGCGACAAAAGCAGTTTCTGAATATGTCGGCGAAACGCTAGGTAATATTCCGGCAAGCACGCTTAATTTCGCTCAAGGCGTTTATGAAACTGCAACGCATCCTATGGAAACGACTGCGGCGCTAGGACAGGCTGCGATGAGTCCTGTCCAGACGGCTAAAGCTATTGGTGGTTATTTAGGCGAACGCTATGCGTCGCCGTTAGAGACATTTAAGCAAGATCCTGTCGGCGTTTTATCTGACATATCCGCTATCGCAGGAGGAGTCGGAGCTGGCGCGCGTCTAGCAGGCAAAGGCCCATTATCGCAAGGCGCTATGAAATTAGCGCAACAAACCGCCCCTTCAAATGTATTGGCTGGTATGGTGCAAGCTCCATTTAATGTTGCTGCGCCTACATATGAATTTGCGCGCAACATGATGGCTCCTAAGTATGCAGCCTACATGGCGGCGACTGAGGGCAGAACGCCTGAGATTATTTCGGCGCTTCGCAGCCCACAAGCGCAGATCGTTCCTGGCTCCATGCCTACGGCGGCGCAAGCCGCTGTGCCGGTTGGCGCGACTAAGTTCCAAGCACTCGGCGCTACGGCTAGAGAAGTAATGCCCTCAGAATATGACCTGCGTGCAGAACAACAAGCCGCCGCCCGTTTGAAAGCCATGCGAACTGTAGCTGGATCCGAGCGCACGTTAGAAGCGGCTAAAGAAGGCCGATCTAAAGAAGCTGCGTATTTATACGGCAAAGCAGATAAGATGCTTGTGCCTGAAGATAAGAAGCTAACCGAACTATTAACGCGTCCTTCAATGGATAAGGCGCTTGCCCGCGCTGAAGAGTTAGCCGCAGAGCGCGGTCATACCTTCCAGCTCGGCGAGACTAAACCTGCTACGACTATAGAGTCCGCTATCGTTGATGAGTATGGTCAGCCAATTAAGCGCACAATTCCTGCAACGACCGCTAAGTATCCTGTTAGCAGCTTGCACGCGCTCAAGATGTCTATGGACGATCTTATACGCAACCCAGAACGCTTTGGCATCGGCGCATCTGAAGCCGCTGCTATCGGTAACACGCGCAAGCAATTAATTAGTTGGATCAAACAAAAATCACCGCTGTATGAACAAGCGCGTGGACAATTTGCGAAGCGTAGCGGCCCGATCAATCAAATGGAGATCGGCCAATATCTTGAAAGTAAATTATTGTCGGCGCTTGATGAGGAAGCACCGCAACGCGCAGGTGTGTTTGCGACGGCTGTAGAAGCTGCGCCGCGCACGATTAAACAATCTATAGAAGGCTCACCTCGTTTTGAAAAACTGTCCGATGTATTAACCCCGCAGCAAGTAAAAACAGTTAATGACATCCGCGCCGATCTAGCGCGCGCGGCTGAAACTGACCGTAAGGCAAGACTGGCTAGAGAAAGCGCGCCGGACGCTAAAGAAGTTACAAAAGGGACTATACCACGCGCTCCTAACTTGTTGAGCAAACTTACGACCAGTATCAATTTGTTCATGAACAAGACGCAGGGTCACATAGATCGCAAGTTGGCTCTTGAGATCGCGACTGAGATGTTGGATCCCGAACAGACCGCAAAGGTTCTTGAAGCCGCTGTGGCATATGCGGAAAAGACTAAGAAGACCGCAGAAAAGATAAAAGGCATGGGCGCAGGTGTTAAAGAAACTGTGCAGAAACTTGGCCCCGCGATCTCTGGAGCTGTAACCGTTCAGAACGTGATGCGCCGGAGAGACAACCAGAACGCGATGGCGAGATGACACCGATGGCCGAATATCAAGTGTTTTTTGACGTGGCCGTTGGCGTGATCGGCGTCCTGGGCGGATGGGTATTGAATACCGTCTGGGGCGCTGTCAAAGACTTGCAAGCAGCGGATAAAGAACTGGCCGAAAAGGTCGGTGAGATCGAGGTGCTTGTTGCTGGTCGTTACATTACACGCGAAGAATTTAATAGCGTGCTCAATCAAGTGTTTGCAAAACTCGATACAATTCGAGATCTTGTGAGCCAGAAAGCGGATAGATGAAAGAGAACTACGCCCAGGCGCTAAAGCAAGTCCTAAAATACGAGGGCGGCTACGTTGACCATCCAAAAGACCCAGGTGGCCCGACGAATAAGGGCGTTACGCAAGCAGTTTATGATAACTGGCGCAAGTCACAGAACCTCCCAACGCAAAGCGTGCGCGCTATCGCTGACTCAGAAGTTGCGGCGATTTACAAGAACTTATATTGGGATCGTATTTCTGGAGATAATCTGCCCTCTGGCGTTGATTTTGCTGTGTTCGACTTTGCTGTCAATTCCGGCGTAAGCCGCGCAGCTAAGATGTTGCAGTCAGTTGTTGGCGTTACACAAGACGGCATGATTGGGCCTGCAACCATAGAAGCCACTAAAACATATGTTGCGATGGCGGTCACAAACAAACGTCTAGCGTTCATGCAGTCGTTGTCGATCTGGTCTACGTTCGGCAAGGGTTGGTCTGCCCGCATCGCTGACGTTAAAGCGCAGATCAAGTCGCTTGTTGGATAGAATTGTATATATCGTCGCGGTTGCCGCTTCGATAGCTTACGGGGCCAAACTGCTATTCATGCTTGGCATTTATTTTAGGAGATCAATGGAATGATTAAGAATTGGCGCACAACCATCCCCGGCGTTATCACGCTTGTTGGTGTCTTATTTAATATTTGGCAGACCAAGACGATTGACTGGTCATCTTTGCAAGCCGCGCTTGTTGCTGTCGGTCTGATCGGCGCTAAAGACTTTAACGTCACGGGCGCATGACGACCGTTATCTTAATTGGCATAGTTCTAGTCGTTCTGTATGGGGCGGCTAAGATGCTAACGGCTGAAGCCTATGAACGCGGGCGGCGCGAGGAAGTTGTGCGTCGTTTGGATCTCGCGGCTAAATTAAAAGAAAGACAGACCAATGTCGTTATGGCCCCTAAAACCGTGGACGATACTGCTACTGATCTCGACAACGGCGCTTTCTAGCTGTCAGTCAACGAGCGGCGGGTCGTGCCCGCCACTCGCTCAGTATTCACTCGCTCAACAGCGCGCTGTCGCCAGTGAACTTCGGCGGCTCCGAGGAACCGAAACGGCTCAGTTTATCATCGATTACGGCAAGCTCAGGGCGGCGTGTCGGCTTTAACTCTTCTTTCTTAGCGGGTCTTAAATCCGCGCGTTTCTTGTATCCGATGTTAGCGCCAGTTGCGGCCTTTTGATTTGCATAGTCATTAGCAAACATCGCCGCAAACGCTTCATAGTTCATCGCGTCGAGACGGCTGTCGATATGCGTCGGGCTGCTAAACGCGCGAGCGTTCTTAACGCAGACCATGATAATCGCTACCTCAAAGGGGTGAATATCGCGGCCCAAACGCAGAGATGCCAGATCAGCAATAAGCTGAAAATTATCTTCAATTCCACCGTAGTCAGCCCCGCGCTCTCCGATAATTTCGCTGGCTTGTTGTAGTAGATCGTGCGGATTCATCTATTTCCCCTATTAGTTCGGCACGCTCACGCAACATCCGCAACGTCGTGTAACGCTGATGCAAACGTATAATGACCGTAGACCGCCGAGCGTTCTTGCGCTCGTCTTCCAAGAGATCCAATACCTCTTGTTCCGTGTAGTCCGTCAGGACTTCATTCAATTCACGCCAGTTCATTTAAGGCTAACTCCGCTAACGAACGCTTGTCGTGCAGACTTGCGTAGATGCGCTCGTCAATAGTCTTATTACAAATCATAACGTAACACCACACTTCTTTTGTCTGGCCGCTACGGTGCAAGCGTCCGATGGTTTGCTCGTAAAGTTCGAGCGACCACGGCAGCGATAGAAAGATAATTTTGTTGCCGCCGAACTGTAAGTTCAGCCCATGACCTGCGCTCTTTGGATGCAGGGCCAGAAGCTCCAGTTCACCTTTGTTCCACTTGTCAACGACATTCTCGTCGTCCATAGTAGAGAGTTGTGGATATTGTCGTTTTAATTCTGCTAATTCTTCTTTATAATTGTAGACAATGATTGTGTTGGCGTGTTGGTTCTCTTCGAGCACTTCTTTTAATAGATCAAACTTATGCGAAGTTAGCCACTCCGCGCCGTTAGCGCCGTAAATGAAGCCGCCCGCGAGCTGTTGTAGTTTCTGAGTGACAACAGCCGCTGTCGGCGCTGTGATGGTCTGTCCTAACTCAAGGACAAAATCCTTTTTCATTTTATTGTATGGCGCTAGATCCATGTCGCAGCGCAACTCGACGACGTTTAGCGGCGGTAGCTTATCCTTGTATTCGCCAGCCTCTAACACATACGTCGCTGGTTTGATTACGCCCATAACGTTGTTCAGCGCGCCGGGCAGCGGTTCCCACTGTTGATACTCGCGGTTAATGCAGTAAAAATACTGTTGCAGAAACGCGCCTTTGCTGCGGCCCAACAATTTCTGGTCGATCACTTTGCATTGGCCGAACACGTCTTCAAGTCCGTTAGACGTGAACGATCCCGTCAAGCCCCAACGAATGTGAAACTTGTCAAGTATTTTCAGTAAGTATTTAAAGCGTTTTCCACTAGGATTTTTTAGTCGCGTAAGCTCATCAAAAACCACACCGTCAAAACCAGTGGGATCAATGCTAGGTATATTGTCATAGTTCGTCACCACAATGTCAGCGTCGGAATCAAAAGCGGCTTTGCGTTGCGCTGGCGTCCCAACGGCTATGCTTATGTCAAACTCAGGACACCACTTTTGACCTTCTTGCTTCCAAACATCAGTGCAAACTCGTTTGGGTGCAAGCACTAACCATCGGCCAACATGGCCGTTTGCTAACATTTCTGTCATTGCAGTTAACGTGATCGCAGTCTTACCAGCGCCGACGGGCGCTAAGATCATGGCGCGGTCACGACAGAAGAGGAAGTCGGCAGCGTCGTGTTGATACGGTCGTAAGTCCATCTATCTACCTGTTCACGATTCCAGAGGCACGCATAACGCTGATTCAACTTTTTCATGTCTTCGGCAAATATCTTTTGCAACGCCGATAGCTTGCCGCCATCTTGTTTTAACTCTACAAACCATGTCTCGCCGTTGGGTAAACAGACAATTCTGTCAGAAACTCCACGATTGGACAGGCTGTTAAATTTAAACGCAACGCCGTTAAGTGATTGAACGGACTTGACAAAGTAGCGTTCAATATCTTTTTCCAAATCAGTCATAAAAAACTATTTGACACATCCGTAATAAATTGTCTAGTATGCAAATCACAGAAAGGTAATATACAATGCACTCGGATATAGTCGGCGGCTCAACTGCAAAGCGCGTAATGAACTGCCCTGGCTCTGTAAAGCTCGCGCAATCCGTTCCCCCAAGACCAACATCAAAATATGCAGAGGAAGGATCACTCTTACATGATGCGATACACAAGATCTTATCTCATGGTGCATCTGTTGATGATTTTGGCCTTGGCGATGATCTCATTGAGCGTAAACTACGCCCTGCCCTTGATGCGCTGAATGAGATCGATCCTAACTCACAGATGGAGTTTCAGACTGAGATCTCCGTCTCCTTTGGAGGGTATCTAGCTGGCGTATTCGGATCATGTGACCTCATTGGTCGTATTGGCAATCGTGCAGTTGTTCTCGATTGGAAGTTTGGTGATGGGGTGGCGGTGGATGCTGTCGAGAACCATCAGCTTTTGTTTTATTCCGCTGCGGCTATGCGGACTGACGAAGCCCGTTGGGCGTTCGAGGGCGTCACTGAAATAGAGTGCATCATTGTCCAACCGCCATATGTGAAGCGTTGGACTACTACGCCAGGACGCGTCAAAGCGTTTGAGCGTGAGCTTTACGACGCCGTTACAACAGCGCTGCGCGGTAATGCGCCTGTAAAGATTGGCGATCATTGCAAGTGGTGTCCTGCCAAGCCAATATGTCCTGCTATGACGGGCGAGACTGAGCGCGCGTTACGGATACAACTGAACAGCATATCGCCAGAGGGCTACAGTAATGCGCTTGTTATCGCAGATCGTCTTGAAGACTGGATCAAATCTGTGCGTGAGATGGCGCAACAGGCGCTTGAGAACGACATTGCCATCCCAGGATTTAAACTTGTGCCAAAGCGCGCCACACGTCAGTGGGTCAACGACGAAGGCGCATTGGAAGCTCTTAAAGAAATGGGACTTGAGCTTGATGAATTAACAGAAACGAAATTGAGATCGCCAGCGCAAATTGAAAAAACGCTTAAAAAGCGTAAGCTCGACTTGCCAAAAGATCACGTCGTTGCTGTTTCAACGGGTAACACGATTGCGCCGGAGTCAGATCCGCGTCCAGCCGCGTTACAACTCGGTAAGCACATCCGTGCTGCCACACTCAAACTACAGGTAAAATAATGTCTAATCTAGTAAAGTTCGCTGGCGAAAACGCTAAACTTCCTAACTTATCACAAGTGTTGCGTTCGGTTAAGACCGAATCAGCGCCGATAGGCATGGCAATTATCAAGATGGACAAAACCGGCCATTGGGTTGTCGGCGCTGACCAGACTGAGATTGAGAAGACAAGCGTATGGGCGGTTAATCCTTTCTCTTTTGTTCACGGCTTTATTGCTTGGGGCCAAGGCGAAGTGTTAGCTGAGAAGATGTTTCCGATTGATGTAAAGCTCGCAGACGTTGATCTGGGGCCAGCTCCGGCAGGCGCACAGCGCGGTTGGGAAGATCAGTTCGGCATGTCTGTGAAGTGCATCGAAGGTGCAGACGAAGGACTTGATGCGCGTTTCTCAACAACATCTGTCGGTGGTCGGCGCGCTATGGCAACGCTGATGAACACCGTCGGCGAACAAGAAGAGAAAGACCCAACCAACATTGTGCCGTTGGTTGAGCTTGGTAGCGAGTATTATGCACATAAGGTTTATGGTCGCGTTTACACACCTGTATTCAAGATCATTAACTGGATCAGCTTAGACGGTAACGCCGCTGACGAGGCGCAAGTCGAGTCAGCAAGCACGGGGCGTCGCCGCCGTAGCTGATGTCTGTCCTACTTCCCAGATAGGATAGACGATGGGGGCGGCTTTTCGCGTGACAGCCGTGCCGCCCCCGTTAATTCTCAGATAGAAAGATAAGAAGATGGCCGAACGCAAAGTTTGGATTGATGCAACACGTCTAACGCCCAAAGAACAACAGGTCTATGATCTATTCCGTAAGGGCTTTAGAGTTAAAGACATCGCTGTGATTCTTAGCATTACGCCAAGCGCAGCGCGGACAAGACTAGCTCTAGCAAAGGATAAGGTGCGCTGTGGAGGATAATTTAGCTCAACAACTTTATGCCGCGTATCAGAAAACCGGCGTTAAAATGTATCGGTCTGCGGGTGAAGAAATCTTACGCCTGCGCGCTGCGAATGAGATACTACGGACGGCATTAAGTCCGTTTGCTTATTACGCCTCACAAATACCAGATGACGTAAGCGACACGGCGTCTGCATCTGGAACAGTTGGTGACTTACGCGTCGTCGCAGCCGTGATGAAGGAACTTGGGGAATGAGCAAACTTTTCATACCGGCCTACTGGCCTTTCTTCAAATCGGGTGAGTTGCGTCGCTTTGACTATCAAGCGCCGGATACGCCGTCGTTCACGTCTGTGTTTAGTTATGACAAGGGCAGCGACAGTATGCTCTACAATAACTACGACAGCGCAGGCACATGGCTAAACAAATGGTTCTACCGTTACAACCCAGGCTTCGGCGTCGCTGAGTGGCGTGACGATTATCCGGGCAACAAGAAGGTCGTGCTCTCGCCAGCGATAGGATGGGGCGAATTTCAGGACGTTGGGTCTGACTATATCAATTATCCTAAGTTCGATTTCTTTAAATGCTGGCCTCCGGCGTCTAGCAGCGGTGTGCAGATCGTGCATTTTGAAGAACACATTTCACAGATGAATGTGCTTGGGGCTTACTATCAAGACGTGATTCAGTTCACATACTTGCAGAATTGGAACGGCAAGCCAGCCACAGGCGCGCGCTACTGGATGGCGCTTGGTGTCGGGCCGATCAAGACGCAGTTCTTAACGCAAGACGCAAAAGATCCAACAAAGGTAACGGAATCTGTAATATGGGACGCTAAAATAACGAGGATAAACCAATGAGTGATGCAAGTTTACCACATTGTAAGAAATGTAGCGCGCCGGAATATGCTTGCATATGCGGCGGACGCAGAGATTCTGAATATTATTTAGATGCGCTAGAGCGCGAAGACCGTAAAGATCGCCGCGATGATCGTGAAGAGCGATTAAAAGAATTAATGAGCGATCTACTGTCCACCATCAAAGACTATTCAGACAAACATGAGAGGCCAGATGAAATCCTATTCGTTCTTGATCGTATCGTTGACGCTTATCGCACAGCCTTTGAAAGCACAGGAAGTCGAGACGCCAAGGTTCAGTGAGATGAATTACGGCGAACAGACGTTCATCTACGACCGCAACGGGCGCATGGTCGCTGCGGGTGTGGGCGATGAGTATGGCATGTATTACAGCAACCGTTACGGCCAGACTATCGGCACAAGATATGACGCGCCAAAATGATCTGGTTAGACTTTGAAACGCGTAGCGAGTGCGATCTGAAGGTGGCGGGCGTATATAACTACGCTCGTCATCCTTCGACGCAGATCCTGTGCATGGCCTTTGCGTTTAATGATGAAAGCGTCAACGTCACGACGAACGTGTCGGAGATGCGTAAGATATTCGCTAACGCTCCAGACCATCAGATCTGCGCGCATAACGCAGCTTTCGAACGTCTAATCATAGAGCATGTGCTTGGTATGCCGATGCCGATAGACCGCTTCTACTGCACGTCTGCACAGGCTCGCGCTAACTGTATGCCAGGATCGTTAGAAGATGTCGGCCGCTTCATGGGCGCGTCAATGCGTAAAGACAACAAAGGCGGCGCGCTGGTCAAGAAGCTCTGCACACCGCCGTTCAAAGGCACTGACGAAGACATGAAAGGTTTGATTAGATACTGCGCGCAGGACGTTCGCGCTATGCGAGACTTCAGCCAACGCATCGAACCGTTGAGCGAAGAACAGCTAACTGATTATCACGTCAACGAGCGCATCAACGACAGAGGCGTGCGCGTAGATGTCAAACTGTGCAAGGCCGCGCTGCTTTATTCTGATGCAGAGATTGTTGATATTCAAAAGCGCGTGGTTGATATAACCAAAGGCGCGATCACATCCGTCCGCAGTCCTAAGATGCGTGAGTGGGTGTTAGCGCGGCTGGGGCCAGATGCGCGGGCGCTGGCGGTCAAGAACGACAAGCCGTCTATCGACAAGAGCGTGCGGGCCGCGCTGTTGTCAATGGACGACCCTGACCAAGTGCCGCCCGATGTCCTTGAGGTCATACAATGCGCCGATGATATGTGGGCGTCGTCAGTCGCTAAGTTCAAACGGCTCGAACAGCTCGCCGGAGAGGACGACCGTGTGCGCGGCGCGTTTGTATTCGCTGGCGGCAGCGCCACGGGTAGAGCGTCATCATACGGCGCGCAAGTGCATAACTTCACACGCAAGTGTGCAGACAAGCCCGACTCGGTGCGTCAAGATATGGTGCGGCGTAAACCGATTGTGCCTATACATGGTAAGCGCGTCACTGACGTGCTCAAGAGTATGTTACGCCCCGCATTAATTCCGGCCCCTAATAAAAAGTTTGTAGTAGCAGACTGGTCGTCCATAGAAGCCCGTATAACTCCGTGGTTGTCTAATAATGGTGAAGCGAAGTTAAAACTATTTGAGACGGGCGCTGATGTTTATAAAGTAAATGCGGCTAAAACATTTAATATATCAGTAGATAAAGTAACAAAAGATCAGCGACAGATCGGTAAAGTTCAAGAGCTTGCGTGTGGCTTTGCTGGCGGTATCGGCGCGTTTGCCGCGATGGGGCGCATCTACGGCGTTGATTTGTCTGATACTGAAGCGAATCAAATGGTTGTCGGTTGGCGAAAGGCTAATGATTGGGCGGCTGACTTTTGGTCTGCATTACAAGAAGCCTACACAAGCGCTATGCGAAATGACGACAAGGAGTTTGAAGCAGGCCGCGTAAAATACTTGCGACAGAATAGACACCTTTGGTATATTCTCCCTTCGGGTCGCAGGCTGTGCTATCCGTATGCTGATTTTAATAGCGCCAAAGAAGAGGTAACATACGCTAAAGCGTCATTTAAGCCTAGCGCCGACGCTAAAAAATGGCCGCGTGCAAGACTATGGAAAGGATTAGCTTGTGAAAATATTACACAGGCTACCGCCGCAGATATTTTACGCCATGCTTTACGCTGCCTTGATGATGAAGGTTTTGATACTGTTCTACACGTTCACGATGAAATTGTTATTGAAACAGATAATCCAGACAAAGCACAAAAAGCATTAGAACGAATAATGAAAACGCCGCCGTCATGGGCGGAAGGTTTACCATTAGACATAGAAGTTTCCGTTATGGGGCGGTATGGCAAATGAATTTCGTTGACTTTCTTAAAAGCCTTTCATTCGATGGTGAGACAGCGCTTTTTACTAAACAGATATTAAAGAAACGCAACGGTGAGGTGCATTACTTCCCCGACGGAACGCCGGAGTCTACTTACCCTGCGTTTCTGCCGGAGCAAGTGCGTATCAAAGATGGCGACTCTTGGTATGGTAACACGGGCTGCTACATCAAAGAGCGTTTCGTTGACGGTAAAGTAAGCGCATCAGCCGCTAACTGCGACTACGTTCTTGTTATGATGTTAGACGACATCGGATCATTGAAAGACTATGGACAGTTAATCATACCGCCGCTTGAACCTACTTGGAAGATGGAAACATCTGAAGGGTCTATTCAGTGGGGGTATGCGTTTGATCCAGACAATCAACCAACAACAGGTGAATTTAGCGCAGCTATTAACGCCATAGCTGATGCGCTCTACACTGACAAAGGCGCAAACAATCCTGTTCGTAATTTCCGTATGCCAGGTAGTGTTAATTTAAAACGCGGGCGTAACAACTTTGCAGCTAAATTACTTGAGTTTCATCCAGACCGTTTGTTCACGCTTGAACAGATCTGCACCGCGCTTAACGTAACGCCAGGTGACGCGAACACAACACGCAGCCAACACATACGAATTAAAGACACTGGTAATGATAACATCACCGCTTGGCTAAACGATAATAATTATATTCTGTCTAGCATCAATGGCGAAGGCTGGCGCAGCGTTGTTTGTCCTAACCATGAAGAACACAGCGAAGGTATTGAAGGACGCTATCATGCTGCGACGCGATCTTATTTTTGTTTTCACGGGCATTGCAGAGACAAGATCGACAGCAATTATTTTTTGAAATGGGTTGCTGACAATGGTGGGCCAACTGAAAAGCAAGGACTGCGTAGCGAGCTTATATCAGAGCTTGGTCAAAAGATGCGCGCGAACAGTGAGCCTAACGATATATTCCCAGATGATGCAAAGGCGCGTCAAGCTGATGCAGATCGGCGCACTGAAGTTATAGAAGACCGCGCGGGTTGGTTTACAGAATGGGCGTATGTCGTAACTGATGATGGTTATTTTAATAAGCTAACGCGGCGTGAAGTATCGCGGCCATCATTTAACGCCATCTACCGTGGCACCAAGTGCATATCTATTCACACAGGCCGTAAAGTTGAAGCGGCTACTTTTTACGATGAAAACAGGAAATCGAAAGGCGCAGAGATTGTCAATGAAATCACTTACGCATCGGGTGAAGATGCGATTGTTACGCGCGATGGTCTTGTCTATGGCAATAAATGGATTGATGCGCGCCCAGCTATCGTCTCGTCAACGGCGAGTATAGACCGCTGGCATAAGCATTGTGAGCTGCTTGTCCCTGACACAAGTGAGCGCGAACACATTTTTGATATGATGGCGGTCAAGCTGCAAAAGCCTAAAGTGAAAATAAACCATGCGGTCTTACACGGCGGCGATGAGGGCGCTGGTAAGGATCTTATGTGGGCACCGTTTATCTGGAGTATATGCGGCCCGTTTCATCGTAACTATGGCTTGATAAAGAACGAGCTAATTAACAATCAGTGGGGCTATCTTTTAGAAAGCGAGATCGTTGTCCTTAACGAGTTGAAGGAAGGCGAAGCTGTTGAACGCCGCGCACTGGCTAACCAACTCAAGCCGCTTATCGCTGCGCCGCCGGATCTGATCTCGATCAATCGTAAAGGTATGCACCCGTATTACATGCTCAACCGTTTATTCGTTCTAGCATTTACGAATCATCGGCTACCTATCACGCTTGAGTCTACCGACCGTCGCTGGTTCTGCGTGTGGTCTACTGCGCCGCGTATGCACCCACGCGATGGCGCTGCTATGGCTGAATGGTATCAGCGCGAGGGCTTTAACGCTATCGCTCAGTGGTTACACGACCGCGACGTGTCTAAGTTCAATCCTGGCATGATGCCGCCGCTTACCGATTATAAAGCATCCTTGATCGAGAGCGGCATGTCGCTGGCTGAGAGTTACATCTTAGACGCGATAAGAAACAAAGAGCCGCCATTTGATCTTGAGGTTATTGGCAGTCCTTTCCATAAGGTCTGTCAAGAGTTAGCTGTATCAACAAGAGCGCCAGCTACCAAGATGAAGATACCGCCAGCGGCGCTGTTCCAGGCGCTTAAGGAAGCTGGCTGGATCGACTGCGGCTCTGTGGCAACGCCGGAGCATCAGACCAAGAAGCACATATTCTGCGCGCCGCATATGTTGGTAAAGCATAAGAAATCTGGACTTAGGGTATTGTTAGCAAATACGCTGAAGTTTGAGGAAAAGCCTGATGAAACGCCTAAAGACGATGCGAAGCCTAAAGACGATAATGTTGTTCCTATCACTAAGTCTAAGCCTAAGTGGGTGTGAGCTGACTAAAATCGTCTATCACACCTGCAAAGAAGGGCTATGCCGTTGACATTTATGGCAAACGGTAGGATCATGGTCTGACCCTTTGGAGGGTCTGACTATGATAGATTATCTTATTTGCGTCTGTGCATTGCTGATAGAATATGGGCCTTTGTCTCATCGTCCACTTGCGCCAATGCTTCTTCAAGTGCCAAGCGCAACCGCGCGCTTTCATCAACGGCGGCGCTGATCGTCCATTGTGAGCGTTGCCTAGCTTCCTCGTATCCTTTAAGATAGGCCGAACTAACCTCTTGCTGTAACGCTTTGAGGCGGCGCTCATACTCGGTATTAATCATGGCTGACCTAATGGGGTTAATCGAAGAGGATCCTAACGCCCCGGCGTTGCCTCTATCACAGCGAAACCTTAGCCCTCGCATAAGGAACTCGCTGGCGCGCTTAAAGAGCACCTTATACAACGACCCGACATTTTATGAAAGTATGCAAGACCGCTTCACAAATAATCTCGCTAACATGATGGCAGATTATAATAGCTATATGCAGCCGCCGCCCATCCACTATCAAGCGCGCCCTATCTTTGGCGAGCTTCCCCAGATACCGCAAACGCCAAACTATCCATACGATGAGACAGACGAATACCTGTTCGGTAAGTCTCGCATGGGGCCGATTAATTACTTTAGACCGCGCAATTACTATGGCCCATAAAAAAGCCCCGCGCCTTGCAGCGCGAGGTCAAGTCAAGGGGAGGTCAACACGTCCCTCTTAATAACAGATCCCTAGGCCATCGTATAGCAGGGCCGGATCGACTAGCTGATATGTAAACATGTCATTTGATCCCCAATAAGACTTCAATCAACACCGACACTAGCACCGTCAGCGCGCTTTGCTCTTTTGTATTGTTTGCCATCTCTTATTGCCTCCCAACATCTGACACCATGGATCACGGTCGTATGATCCCGCTTGAATATGCGCGCTAGTTTTAGATAGCTTGCGTCTGTCTCTTGTCGTGCGCGCCACATGGCTTTATGGCGCGCTTTGACGATCTTGCTTCGCCGCTTGTGGCTTACAATGTCTGACGGGAATAGCTGAAACTCGTCAGCCACTTCCGCGATTATGTCACGAATGAACACATCCCCCTCTCTTTCTGTATTTTTATCCCACCATGCGGAACGCATCCTGAAGCTCCAGTTTTTCTTTTATTACTTTCATACGTGATGCAATGCTGGCGGGTAGTTGGTTCATCTCTTTGCCGATCTGATGATTAGTTAGCCCTTGGCAACGAAGCTCCCATATGCGCTTCTCATAGGGCGTTAGTGCAGCCGGATCTTTGAGATGTCTTTGCGGTTCTATTGTCATTGTTTTTGTCTCTCTCGTTCTATCTTTATCCAATCGTCATTTTTTAACGCCGATTTTAAATCCTCGTGTTTCATGTATGTTGCAACTAGAGCTTCGATTTGCCCCTCTAGCTCATAGCATCGGTTTATTAGACTAAGGGTGCGCTTTTTCTCGCGCCTATAGCGTTTCTTTAGGCTTTTCATTGCCGCGCCCCTATCTCACCTTCCAGCAACTGGCGTTTATAGTCGTCGCACTCATACTCCAGCATGACGCGCAAAGCGTCAGTGTCGAGTCGATACAGCATTTGTAAAAATTCGTAATAATCTTTCATCTTACTCATACGTCAGCCTCATAGTTTGCGTTTTCTTCACAAGCCTCTTGAACATGGTCGGAATTTATTAGCGCGTTATATATGAGCTTATAAAGCCAATGATCTTGGCTAAGATTAAGAGGCGATAAGCCTTTTTTATTGTTATGAATAACGATTGACATTATATCAATGTCAGTTGCCCAAGGGTCGAATATGCCAACATCTGGCTCCGCTGGCGCTATTCTATATTCTATGTCCGCTTCGCCTGTAGCCGTTACAGCATAGCCCTGGATTAACTCTAGTTCTTCAAAAGTATAGTTGAAGGTATACGTTCGCTTATGTCTCATTGTTAGCCCCCTAATAATGCGCTTGCGGGTAATTGATTTACAGGCATTGTTGCCAGCATTTGCGCTATTTCTTGCGGTGTTGCGGTGCGGCCTTCCTCAAAGGGGCCATCATCAGTTTCTGCTATGTGTTGTGTGGCATACCAATAACACAAGGCATGATCGTAGGATAAAACCCAATATTCGTTTGGGTTGTCGGTATTGATGTCGAAATCAACATAGTCCTCCCAATCGTGAACACGCCCAACAAATTTATATTGCGTCATTTGTAGTTCTCCCCATTGCTAAAGAAATCATCCGCGCGGCGCGCGTATTCATTGTCTAATTCTTCCTGTAGTGTCTCGCGCGCGTCGATCATATGCCAAGGCAACGGCGCGGGCTGGCTATCAATCCATGCAATTATTGCGTCGATTGTTTCTATGTTGAGAGAGACGGTTAGCATTATGCAGCCTCCGAATATTCGTCGATCATATGTTGCGCGATCTCTGTCCAGTTAACGTCAGACAAAAACGCCATGGCGTAGTTATAGGCTAAACCCTCGGCGTTACCTGTCTCGTGCTCTAGAATGTCGCTTGCATGATGTTGCAGCGCTTTTCCAAGATCATAGGCGCTATCAAAAGACCCTTGCCACCATTCGCGCGGATCAAATCCATCGAATATCTCTAAATTGACTCGCCACGTCGCATAGTTTGTCCAGCCGTTATACTTTTCCATTGTCTTATTCCCCTATGTTGATTTATTACAGTTAAAGCGCCCATGATGGCGCGCTATCCATGCCAGCAAATTGAACGCGCATCGGCATCAGCAAACCAAAGCCGTCAATGTCAGGGCCGAATGTGATTAGAGCGGCTGCGCAGCCATTGTGCGCGATGCGCGTCGGTGTCCCTTTGCCTAGCGCCTTAGCTATTTTGGCAAAGTCACCCATGTAGGACAAATTAAACTGCGCAATCTCTCCGCTTGGCTCTTTGGGCACAATGCGCCGCCATTCGGGGAAGGTTCCGTTAATTGGTTCAAAGATCATATTGCCTAGCATGTATTGCGCGTCATTGATCTTACCTAATTCGACGGTTTCTTCTTTAGTTTTTAGCGCGTTTACGGTGTCGCTTGGAATTATAATATCAATCGGAGCGCCGTCGTATGTCTCAGACTGCCTAAATGCTACCGCCCGATGTCCATCAGTTGCGACGATAAACACGCCTGTTTCATTTGCTTGGATTGCCACGCCCTTAAGATAATAGCGCGTCTCTTCTTTAGAGACGGCAAGCACGGCTGCTTTAAGATAGTTTACGTTAAGTTTCATTTTACTTTACCTTTCCTGTTGATTTATTACAGTTAGCGCGCTAATGGCGCACGATTAGCCCAAGAATTAAGCGCCGCAACCCATAGATTATACTGATCTTGCGTCGCCTTGTTATCTAATAGCGCCGCGTCAGCACGATCCATCAGCCGTTCTATGATGCGCTCCAATGCGCGCTCCTGAATAGGAGCATAGATGTGTGGGAATATTGGTAGATGCCGTCCATATGGTTCAAGTATCATTGTCTTAGTCCTTCTCAATATACGAAATAGAGTGTTGCAAGCGCCATCATCGGAACAAACAAAGTGGCGGCAATTGTGAAAACTATCGTCTCTATAATCTGAATTGTGCTCACTCTATCCCCCTATTGAATTGTGGCAACCTTGCCGCTGTTGATTTGTTACAAGTAGCACGATTGGGGATAACTTGTAAAGATCTTTTTTATATGGCGTTAAAAAGGGCTGTTTTAGGGTAAGTGAAAAGTGAATGGTTCACCCTGAATTGGGCGGCGAGTTTTCAGCGGCAGGGCGGTTTTTGAGATTGCCTAACTAATTGTATTTATTACGCCCGTTTATTTTTAGGGCGGTTAGGGTAATAAAAAAAAAAAATCAATCCAACCCTTTATAAGAGTAATAGTCTATCAGTTTAGTATACACGCCTTAATGTTACTCCTAGTAAACCTAAAAGGGCAAAAAAAGATTGCCCTAACCGCCCTGGATTGCCCTAGCCGCCCCGACGCTGCAAACTTGCAAACTTCCCCAGGGAATTCCCTGACGCGGCTGCGACTTGAAAAGCAATTGCCCTAATTGCCCTAAACTTGTTTATGTAAACTTGAATGTCTACTTAGTTTATGTAAACTGTATTGTAGACAGAGGGGGGCTGGGCCGAAGGGATGGTGGGAATATCTACGCAGGGTCTGCACAAACTTTTTTATTTTTTATTTTTGTGTGCTATAAATCCTTTTATGGCTTTCTATGCAGATGGTGGCTTTAGTTCCATCCCCCATGAGCCGCGCGATGTTCGGGCAACTGAGGCGCGGCTAGAGAAAATATATGAAGCGGCCAAACGTGGCCTGAAGGGCGACGCGCTGGCGTTAGCTTGCGACATGCTGCCGACTGAGTATCGGCGCTTGATTCAGCTTGACCCGATTGCGGAGTATGCGGAGATTAAAGGACGCGCTGAAGGTGAGATGGAAATGGCTGACGTGTTGCGTCGCGCGGCTATGGCTGGCGACACTAAAGCGGCCCTAGATGTCTTGAAGCATGTCCATAACTGGGTTGCCAAACAAGCTATGAGCGTTGAGGTCAACCAGACCATATCTATTACGGCGGCGCTGCAAGAGGCGCAGCAACGAGTCATCGAAGGGCAAATCATAGATGCAAACGACGGTATATTCGCCGGAGGAAGAGCAGCGCTTAATGGCGACGCTGTGGAACCCCGCGCTGAAGAACGACCCGCTGGCCTTCGTGAGACTAGCCTTTCCTTGGAAGAAGCCGAATACGCCACTTGAACACTTCGAAGGCCCGCGCAAATGGCAGCGCGAGGTGCTCGTTGAACTGCGCGATCACATCCACGCGAACAACGGACGCATAGACTTCGAGACGTTACGGCTGGCGGTATCATCTGGGCGCGGAATTGGTAAGTCTGCCCTCGTAAGCTGGCTGACGATCTGGATGCTGACGACACGGATCGGCTCGACGACCATCGTGTCCGCAAATAGCGAGGCGCAGCTTCGTAGCGTTACATGGGCTGAGATCACCAAGTGGCTGAGTATGTCGATACACAGTCACTGGTTCGAGGTCAGCGCAACCAGAGTCTTACCGGCGAAGTGGATAGCGGAGTTAGTAGAAAAAGATCTGAAACTCGGAACGCGCTATTGGGGCGTAGAAGGGCGGTTGTGGAGTGCAGAGAATCCTGACGCATATGCTGGCGTGCATAACTTCGCGGGTGTCATGCTGGTATTCGATGAGGCGAGCGGAATTGATGATAGTATCTGGTCAGTTGCAGCGGGCTTTTTTACGGAAAATACCCCTAATCGCTTTTGGTTGTGCTTCAGCAACCCCCGTCGTAACTCTGGTTACTTTTATGAGTGTTTTAACTCCAAGCGAGACTTTTGGCGAAATAAAATTGTCGATGCCCGCTCCGTCGAAGGCACGGATAAGGCCGTATACCAACAGATCATTGACGAGTATGGCCCCGATTCAAGCGCAGCCCACGTCGAGGTCTACGGTCAGTTCCCCAACGCCAGCGACGACCAGTTCATCGGAAACGCGCTGGTTGACGAGGCAATGGAACGTCCCGCTATATCCGACCAGTCCGCGCCCATCGTGGTCGGAGTGGATCCAGCACGCTTTGGTGCCGACGCCACCGTCATCGCCATAAGGCAAGGACGCGATATATTAAGCATCCGACGACACCGCGGCGACGACACGATGGAAGTCGTGGGGCGCGTGATCGACGTGATCGAAGAGTATAAGCCTGCGCTGGTCGTGATCGACGAGGGCGGACTCGGCGCGGGTGTGGTGGATCGCTTGAAAGAGCAACGCTACAAGGTGCGCGGTGTGAACTTCGGCAACAAAAGCAGTAAGCCCATGATGTATGGCAACAAGCGCGCTGAGATGTGGGGCGCGATGAAGGACTGGCTGAAGGATGCGAGCATACCGAAGGACAGGTATCTGAAGTCAGACCTGATCGGGCCTATGATGAAGCCGGACTCAAAGGGGACGATATTCTTAGAGTCAAAGAAGGACATGAAGTCGAGAGGGCTAGCATCACCTGACGCGGCGGACGCTATCGCAGTAACCTTTGCATTTCCTGTCGCTAGACGCGAGCAACGAGTAGACAACACACGCCGCGTCAGCTATGGTCAAGGCTCCGCATCGTCTGGATGGATGGCCTCATAATGGTATCGTTATCGGTAGGTCGTGGCGAGAAGCTATCGACAAAAGCGGGCGCTGGTCTGACGGCTAAAGGTCGTGCTAAGTATAATGCTGCGACAGGCAGTAAGCTGAAGCCACCGGCACCTAATCCTAAAACCAAAGCAGAGGCTGGACGGAAGGCTAGTTTTTGTGCTAGGATGAAACCTATCGCAGAAAAGAGTGAGAAGGGCAGCCGTGCAAGAGCATCAATGCGTCGATGGAATTGTTCATGAGGAATGGCGCGACATTCGTGGTTACGAAGGGCGCTATCAAGTAAGTAATTTGGGCCGCGTAAAATCGTTGGCTCGTGATAGACGAGGCAAAAATAACGGGTTAGTCCCTATGCCGGAACGCATAATGAGACTGACACCAAAGAAAGATAACGGTCGAACCAAACCATATGTTGAAGTGCGGTTTAGGAACGGCGGCTTAAGAACAGAAAGGTGTAAAGCGTTTTTGGTTCACAGGTTGGTAGCGGACGCATTTATAAAACCGTTAGAACTTGGCGAGCAAGTAGATCATAAAAACGGTTTACATAGTGACAACAGGGTTGAGAATCTTAGGGTTTTAACTTGGCTAGATCATGCTAAACTGCATCCTAGTTTACACAGGCCCAGAGATCCAGCTACAGGAAGATTACAAAGTGGCAAGTAAACCAGGTCTTTACAGTAATATTCACGCCAAACGCGCACGCATAGCCGCCGGATCGGGCGAGAAGATGCGTAAGGTTGGAGCTAAAGGCGCACCGACAGCTAAAGCGTTTGTTAGATCCGCAAAGACAGCTAAAGGAAAACGCTGATGCCGTTAGTTAAGTCATCATCTAAGAACGCCATGCGTAAGAACATCAAGGCTGAAATGAAGGCTGGCAAGCCACAGAAGCAAGCCGTTGCAATCGCGTATTCAGTTAAGCGTGCGGCCTCTAAGAAGGGCAAGTCGTGTAAATAATGCCCGTCAATGCGCTTGCTCCTGAACCGCGTAATGCTATGTTGCGGCCATACGAGCCGACATTACGGGAGCGTATTGCAGCGTATCTTATGGGCGACACCCGCCCGTCACCAGAGCGGCGTCAGTTTGCAACCGGCGCGGCTGACATATTAAGTTATCTTCCTTTTACCGGCAATATTATACAAGGCGAAGAAGCTGCGCGGAGAGGCGACACTAAAGGCGCTATAATGGCCGCGCTACCTATTCCTGGCGCGGCTAAAATACCCGCACAACAAGCCGTTCAACGAGGCATCCGCGCGTTTCATGGCTCCCCTCATGACTTTCCACAATTTGACATTAGTAAAATTGGCACTGGCGAAGGCAATCAAGTATATGGTCATGGGCTATATTTTGCGGGGCATGAACCAGTAGCGTTAAAATACCGCGAAGCGTTAAGTTTTCCTAAGTATAAAGGCTTAAATGTCCAGCAAGTTCAGCCAGAATTAGGACTTAACGAAGTTCAATCAGACGTTATATTTGATGTAGCGCAACGCATAAAAAACCAAAATATTTCGCCTTCTGAAGCTGTTAACAAAACGCAAGAAGAATTGTTAAGACACGCTAAATCAGCGGTGGAACAATTTAAATCGGCTGCGCCAAATGAACGTTCTTGGCGGGCAAAAACAGCTTTAGAAGCTATTGAGCAGGCTAAACTTGCGCGCGGTATAACACCTGAAGATTTCGCGCCGCATAAAGGGCATATGTATGAGGTAAATATTAACGCCCAACCTGAACAGTTTCTTAACTGGGAGTTGCCATTAGAAGAACAGCCCGCAGGCAAGTTAATGCTCGAAAAAATGGATCCTAAACTGCGCGTCGAATTAGAAGATATGTTAGACGAAAAAGGACTTAGCCCCGATCTACCTGTTTATAGTGGCCGCGAAGTTCATTCTCTGTTACAAAGATTTGCAGACGAAGGCGAATTATTACCAGGCTCCACCGAAGTAGGCGCACCCGCCGTTGCTGAATATATGCGGTCTTTAGGTATCCCTGGAGTCCGCTATCAAGACGCCGGTTCTCGCGGAGCGGCTGAAAAAACGTATAATTACGTCGTTAATGATGATAGATTGGTTGAAGTCATGCGTAAATACGGTCTAATGGGGCCGATTGGAGCGGGTATTGCCGCTAAAATATTAGCCCGCCAAGACGCGCGGCAGGAGATGTAATGGCTGCAAGTGATGTAGAAGGCGCAGGCAAAGTATCTGACAACCCAGACGGCGACCGTCTGGCGACGATGCGTCACCGCTTTACGGTGGCAAGCACAGCCTATTCTGACTCCCGCGAAGATGAGCTGGACGACTTGCGTTTTATGGCAGGCTCTCCAGATAATGCTTGGCAATGGCCCGCTGACGTGTTGGCGACCAGAGGCGCGGTGCAGGGTCAGACGATCAACGCGCGTCCCTGCCTGACGATTAACAAGCTGCCACAGCATGTCAGGTTAGTAACCAATGAACAGCGACAAAACAGACCCTCCGGCAAGGTCATCCCAGCGGACGATAAAGCCGACATTGCGGTCGCAGAAGTCTTTCAAGGTATCGTTAGACACATCGAATACTTATCCGACGCGGACGTTGCATATGATACCGCGTGCGACAATCAAGTTACCTACGGAGAAGGTTATATCCGAATCCTTACGGAATATTGCCGCGAAGATTCGTTTGACCAAGACCTAAAGATCGGTCGCGTCCGTAACAGCTTTAGCGTTTATATGGATCCTATGATCCACGACCCATGCGGATCAGACGCAGAATGGTGCTTCATAACCGAAGACATCCCGAAAGAAGAATATGAGCGGCTTTATCCAGACGCGCTGCCGATCTCTGTAATGATGTCGCAAGGCGTTGGCGATCAGTCTCTTAGCATGTGGATGAGCCAGGAAACCGTCCGTATTGCTGAGTATTTTTACATTGAGCATCAAAAGAAAAAGCTCAACCTCTACCCCGATAATATAACCGCTTTTGAGGGTTCGCCACAGGACAAGCAGCTCAAGGCTATGTTCGGCAAACCGCTGAAGTCGCGCACAAGCGAGCATCGTCAGGTCAAGTGGCTGAAGACGAACGGCTTTGAAGTGCTCGAAGAACGCGATTGGGCGGGTAAATGGATCCCTGTCATCCGCGTGGTCGGTAACGAGTTTGAAGTAGACGGACAGCTCTATATCAGCGGTCTAGTGCGTAACGCGAAAGACGCGCAGCGCATGTATAATTATTGGGTCAGCCAGGAAGCAGAGATGCTGGCGCTGGCTCCAAAAGCGCCATTTATCGGATATGGAGGTCAGTTTGAAGGATACGAAACAAACTGGAAAACCGCCAATACGAACAACTGGCCTTACCTCGAAGTCAACCCAGACGTCACCGACGGCAATGGATCTCCTTTGCCATTACCTGAACGCGCGCAGCCGCCTATGGCGCAAACCGGCCTTATACAGGCAAAAGTGGGCGCTGGGGAAGATATCAAAGCCACCACGGGTCAATACGACAGTTCAATTGGTGCGACCAGTAACGAGAGGACGGGTCGTGCGATTCTGGCTCGGCAAAACCAAGGCGATACATCCACATATCACTACGTGGACAATCTCGCGCGAGCGGTTCGATATACGACAAGACAGCTAGTCGATCTGATCCCTAAGATCTACGACACGGAGCGCGTGGCGCGCATTGTCGGGTTAGACGGCGAAGTGGATATGGTGAAAATCAATCCAAATCAGCCGGAGCCAGTCCGCGTTATCAAGGATCCGATCACAGGTCTGGATATTGAAAAGATCTACAACCCGTCAATTGGTATTTACGACGTGGTTGTTACCACTGGCCCAAGCTACGCAACCAAGCGCCAAGAAGCGATGGAAGCGATGCAGATGATCTTGCAGACCAACCCGCAGCTCTGGGGCGTAGCAGGCGATCTGTTCATTAAAAACATGGATTGGCCTGGGGCGCAGGAGATGGCGGCGCGGTTTGCTAAGACGCTCGATCCGAAAGTTCTGGATAACACAGATGAGTCGCCAGAAGCGCAGATGATGCGCGCTCAGATGAACGACATGGCGAATCAGATGGAACAGACTGCGGCTCTGGTTCAGCAACTGCAACAGTCATATGATATGCAAAAACTGGCTATTGACGAGCAAAATACGCAGATCAAGGCGTATGATGCAGAGACAAAACGTCTTCAAGCCATGCAAAGCGGCCTGTCACCTGAACAGATACAAGACATTGTGATGGGAACGGTTGCGGCGGCAATGGACACGGGTGACATTGTGCCTAGATCGACGCCTATGCAACCTCAATTACCGGGATTAGAATAATGAGCTGCGCGGATCTAATAGGACACCTGTTTTTAGCCCGCGATGTGACGCATAGCGTGCATTTAAACACGCGATCATATGCAAAACATAAGGCTTTAGGCGGCTTTTACGGCAAAGTTATCGACTTAGCGGACGATTTAGCTGAAGCCTACCAAGGCAGACATGGACTGATCGGCCCGATTACGTTACACTCGGCCAAGAAAACGAACAATGTCATTGAGTTTCTTGAAGATTCACTCAAAGATGTTGAAGATATGCGCTATAAAGTGT